AACAGAACCGGCCAGAGCAGATACCCACAATTCTGGATTACGTAAAATTTCATTACGTGCTTGTTCTGCAAGCAGCGTATCGCCACCAGTATTAGCTAACACTTCTTTATATGTTTCATTGGCGGTAGACCCAGCGTCGCCGAGTGCAGTAACACCGGCGATAGCCGTAGCTTCTTTAAGCGGAGAAATTCCTTTTATTAACTTAGAAACCTGCGCGAGTTTCGTCACACCTTTAATGCCTAATTTAGCTACGCCAGAAGCACCGAGAAACTGGCCTAAATAATATGCCCAAATATCTGGATTTTGTACGACATACTCAGCCATTTCTCCTGCGCTAGTATTATCGTCTTTCAGCTTATTGCTTAAAATATTAACTCTATCCAACACGTCTTGTGGGGTAATAATATCTTGCACCGACTTTCCAGCTTCAGAAATGCCACGACCTACCGATGCTATTTTTTCACCTACACCGTCAGGAAGCAGAGAAGTTTTAGGTACTAAACTTAAAAGATCACCGGGTAACGAGATAGCACCGCCAATAGCAGAACCCAATGCAGTTCTACCAAAGTCAGCAGCGCTAGTAAAAATATCACTTCTATCGTCGGTTTGTTGCCCAGCTTTTAGTCGCGCAAGCATTGCATTATTTTGCGCACGAACAATAGGATCGACGCCGGTTTGACTATCAATCTCAAGTTGTGCGGCCTGATAAATTTGTTCACGTAAATTATCCGGTAACATTGGATCAGCAAGTAACTGACTATATGCGCCAAGATTACTTTTATTCCGCTTAGCTAAAAGTGCGTCATCTGCGGCTTTTCTTCTACGAGCAAGAATTTGAGTTACAGAATTAGGATCGTTAATTCCAGTGTCATTTTGAATGGCCATTACACTTCCTCGAAAATTTCACGAACAAGGGCATCGAAATTATCTACAGTTATATGTTTAGGTTTAGTTTCGTAATTAACATTCATAAGATCGGTAGTTCCGGCAGAAGGCACTACTACAAAATTTCTAGATGTATTAGCAGCAGATTCGAACACGGATACCATTTTAGCAGGCGCAGGTTTATCTACATTACCTTCCACATTAGACCTAGGTTTAATTGCGCCATACATCTTGTCGAAGTCCATAGTTACTCCAAGCTAAATCCAAAAAGTTGTTGATACTTGTCTTTAAGTTGGTTGTAGTATGCAGCGTTTTCTTCGCCCCATCTTTCCCTGTTCGGACCACCTTGATAAAGTCTAGCGAGCATTTCTGGCACATTTTCACCACGATTAATTCTAGCTAAATGTTCTCTATTCAGTTCGCGTTGAGCCAGAAGTGCGTCATCTACGTTATACGGATTAATCGGTCTACCTAAATTTTTACTTAATCCGGCAGCGGTTGCCGGCGTTATTTGCGCAATACCTTGCGCACGTTTAGGACTTACTGCCATACGATCAAAATTACTTTCAAGATAAAGTTTTGCGAGATGATAGCCGATAGGTACGCCAATAAGTTTATCGCTCTCGAACGTATATTGTACTTGCTCAGGCGTAAGACCCGTCCTATCGACAATAGCCTGTAGAGAATTTCTAATTAAATTTTCCTTAGTGCTTGCGGCATCGAAATTATAATTTGGACCTGGCTTATAAGCGTCCGAAAGTCCAGTAGACGGAGTATACCCGCTAAGATTAATATCGGGTGAAGCACTATTAGCCTGCAACCCGATAAAGTCGTACGGATTTTGTTTTTCTTTAGGAGGAGTTTCGAAAGTTTTCTGGCCTAACTCGAACTTCGGCAATTTAGGTGGAGCATTAGGATCAGTAGCACTAGTTTGCATCGCAATAAAATCAAAAGGATTACCAGTATTAGGTGCGACTTCGTTGGGTTGTACTCCAGTATAGTCATATAAGCTCAAACTACTCACCGGATTAGAACCAAAAAGATCAGTACGTAATCCAGTATTAGCTGATGTAATTCTATCAGATTGTAAATCAGTATATTTGCTTGATCTAGGAGTAACTTGTGCATTAGTACCAAAAATATCGGGACGTAACTCAAAAATAGGTAGGAAAGTAGGCGCAGCAGTAGGTGCTGGCGCAGCAGTAGGCGCGGCATAAGATGGTACATCAGTCGGAGCCGGCGTATTATTATCTGGTAACGTACCTACAGGATTATACAAGCTATTTATAAATACCTCCGGTAATACACCAGGAGTTAATTCAGTTCTATATCTTACGTTCTTTCGATTAGGATCATTTTCTAAATCGCGAATCCTAGCCGCTTCATCCAGAACCGATTGATTATATCCACTATAGATAAGATTCTTAGTTTGTTCTGCTTTGAGTCTAGCAGATTCGGAATCTATCGTAGGTCTATATAGTTCTTGATCACCCCTATATCTTAAATCGGCTGAATCTGCGGCTGTAGTAGTTTGCCTAGCTTGACCTTGTAAAATAGCCAACTGGTAAGGATCGTAACTACGTTGACGATTTCTATCGTCAAGTAGCTTCTGGAATTCAAACGCATCACGTCTACCGCCTTGAAAGCTAGTATACGGAGTAGGAAGGACTTGTTCAACCATTGGAATCTCCTAAGAAAGATTGTGCCATGTTACCGGCAAACGCACTAATTTGATTATTTCTTGCAGTCTTAAAATTAGCCATACCTTGTAAGGCTCCAACATGTGCGCCTACCGCTCCTGTATATCCAGCCATAGCAGCATTAGTTCCTGAGAATCCAATGTTCGCCATTTGCAACAATCTATTCCATCTTCGGGCATTAAATTCGTCTTCGCGCACATCTTCGATCCTTTTTGCTGCCATGCTTTGATCTATCATAGCGCCGAATCTTTTAAGTGAAATATCAATATCGTCCATTCGCATTTGACCGTGCATGTATCGATCAGTTATTCTACGTTTTTCAAACCACGCTTGGTCAAGCGGCTTAATAAACTCTACAGCCATGTGACCGCGTTGAAATAAATCTTTATCTGCTGTTATTAAACTCGATCCGCGACCGTCACCTTCATACGATAAAGTTTCAGTAGCTACTTTAATGATTACGTCTTTAAGCAACGGACGATACACAGATCGCCAGTAGGTAATATTATCTTCTCTAAATTCTTCGTAGTATTGGTTAGCTACTCGAATCATTCTATCGTATAAGTCTTCGATGTTTTGGTCGTCGAGAATTGTAGAGATAGCGGCTTCTACGCCCACCATCGGTAAGTTTTGTTGTGCGGTGTTAATACTTTGATCTGGTCCACTACCGGCTTGCGGATTATTAGTACGCGCTCCCGCGCCAGTAGCAGACACTGACGTAGCGGTAGAACTAGCTAAAAAGCCACCACTGCTTCCGGCGCCATTAGTGCCGGCGCCACCACTAGATGCGCTAGGCTGCGATACTAATTGACTCATTTTAACACCGGTCCTAATGGGCTATCCCAAAATGGTTGTTCGAGCGATCTTTCTAATCCATACGTATATCTACTCACGGCATTGGTTTGGTTAGAAGTAGACTTCAAGTCTCGCATTACTTGGAATGCTTGTCCTGCACCAGCCATATGCTCGTTAGCAAGGCTACCGTAATAATTTGACTTACGCATTAGAGCATCGTTTAAAAACGAAAAACTTGCAGCGCCATCCCTTGCAGCTGCGATAGCTTGGGAGTTCGACATTTCACCAAGCACCATAAGCCTTTCGTATCTACGTTGCTGATAGATATTTTCTTTATATTCTTCGTATCTATACTGATGATTCATAGCGTTAACTACGATAGCGCACCTACTAGTTGATATATAATTAACGACTGAAACATCAACCGGAGTAGGTAAACTATACATAGTAGCCCTACGCTGATAGTAATTATCGTATGGATTGACGTCTATATATGTGCCGAATACTAGATGCCCCATACCGGCAGCACGATCAGATACAATACTAAACGCATTACCGTATTGCGCAAAATACTTTGGAGTAAAAATAGGGTCTTGCGCTAACTGTATAAGTTTAAGATTAACATCGTCACGAAAATATGCGCGATAAAAAGCGCGCTGTTCAGAAAAGAAAGCCAGATATCTTTCAGATAAATTTAACTGTTGCTTCAATAATTTTACTTGCAGCCTATACATTTTTCTAGCCACGATAGCCCTAGCTACAGCTATCGTGGCAGAAGCTGCGGTTCCAGGATCGAATTTTCTCATTTCACAATCCGCAAAACTTCGGCTTGTATTTGATACCCAACACTACGCATCATAGAAGTATTGCCGAGACAGAACGCGATAGCTGGATAAATAGCAGTCCACGTTCTAGAAATAACTTTTTGATCTTCAGCAGTCATATTATCAGAAAAGTTAGCGTCGATATATCCGTTAATTCCGTGCATAAGAATAGGATGTAGATAGCCTTTAAAAGTTCCATAAAAAAGATTGGTTTCGAATCCGAACGCCAAGGAATTAAGCGCACGTAACAGGCCGATAGAATCTGGATTGTTATCTGCTAAAGAATTATAAGCGTCAAATAAGCATGCCACATCAGCGCCAAAATCGCATGCAGCTGCTAGTCTAGCCTTAGTAACTTCTTTATCTGCCTGGGTTAAATTTTCTTGGTCAAGTACAGGTCTAAGATACTTATTTAGCAAATCTCTTATGCTATGAAATACGGCATTAGATCGGCGGAATTTGTCCATTTGTTGCTCCTTTTAAGTCTGTCATTGATTCGGCCACATGTACTTCATGTACCGTAGATTTCCCTTCAAGTTCAATATACCAATTCATAGCTTTAAAAAGATGTGGTAATCTGAAAGGTTGATCGGTATGTACTAATCTTTCGTATCGCAACGCGCCGTCAGCATAGATTCTAAATGTCAACGGGGTTTCACCGCAAGTTCCATCTGCAAATGTTACTTTTGCAGCCGCAAACGTTTTACGCCCAGGGAATACATAAGTTTTACTTCTCCACAAATATCTAGCTAATACATCATGCCCTTGACCAGTCCAATTATCCTCTAACCCGACCCACTTGTAAAGACCTAAGTTTGTATTGATATAGATTCCGTCCGAAGCCTGAACCATGTAGTAATTGTTATCAATATTAGACACGAGTATTTCGTCGTCTAACGTAGTCAATTTTCTAAAACTATTAGTACCACCAATACTATCTGGTATGTCTACCAACATATTGTATGTAGGCCCGCCTACACCAATGTAGAATCCACTTAGCCAAAATGACTTTGTAGGGTTATAATCACGATTCCATTGATCTGCCAAAATATATCCGTTAGTCATTACAATTTGAGAATCGCTTAGACCGACTAACCCGCGCTGAGAACTATACAAAGACCCGAAGTTAGTTTTAGTAAGCGACCGTGGATTTTTACTGTAGTAGAAATCAGGGTATTGTTGAGTAATTACTTTAATACCTGAAGGGTCTGGGGTAACTGTAATCTTATATGGTGCCCCATTTTTGCATGTTACGTAAATGGAATTTTTATTGGCTACAATAGAATCAATATATTCTGGTAAAGTAATCTGGTTGCGTAAAGGAAAAGCGTGATACATAAATCTTTCAGATATTCTAATAGTTCCATTAAGATAAGCTATAACCATGAAGCCGTCTGACAAATATGCTAATCCTACGCAATTAACTATAGGCGGCTGGAAGAATTCTTTACTGAGTAATAGATCATTAGGAGTTCTAGAAGTAGGAGTATCAATTATATATTCGAATGTAACATCAGAAGCGTCAATTTCCGCGACAAGATGATAATTTGTTTCTGTCTTTACCGTTAATTCTTCACCGGTAGAGTAAGGAGTCATAGTTTTGTATAAACGTATTTTTCTTATACCATAAGAAATTACCCCGCTAAAAAGCGGGGTAATAATTAAGCTTACAATATCTCCTTCATTACCTGTGAATAATGATGATGGTATGCCGGGCGCGCCTTCTTCGCCGTATTCATTTACGTATGTCGCACAATAGCACTGCGCCAACGGATACTTGCTTCTATTCTGCGGAATTAATCCATTAAAAGCAATGGATGGTCCTACAGGAACACCGATATTTTTAACAGTATTAGACCCCAACGGAATAGCACGCAGCACGTTTTGATTGTCAATATAAATAATTCTGGGATTAAGATCGTATGGATATTGCGCTATAAAATAGTCGTACGCGTTTTGTTGTAGCAGTCTGGCTAATATCGGATACTTAGAATTAGTACCACCAAAGTAAATGAAATTATCCAGAGTATCATATGCGGGTTCAGCAGGCTGACCGCCCTGCACCGGCGTAGGTTTTACAAACGGCCTAAGCGTACCGTTATCTAACTTACAGTTTCTAGCAAAACTAGCAGCTTCGTTCGGTAATTGTTTAGGGTCTAATGCTGGTATCATTCCTTGAAAGTTTGTTATTCTAATCATGCAGCTTCACCAAAACCGACAATCGACAATTCACCAGACACTACTTGAGTACCTGTAGGCGTGGTAGCACGAAGTTCGATAAATCCACCTTCAAAATCTTCCAGTGTAGTAGATACCGAACGCACACCGCTTTCATACGTAGGAGTCGAAAAGATACAAGTACCATTTGCGTAGATACCTACGCTAAACGATTGCTTATACATATTAGCGCCGGCAGCAGGATCATTAAAGTTAACAGTAGCGTTAATAATGAGATATTTAGCCTCCGAAGCTGGGCAGCTTTGAACAGGTGTAGTGAGGACGCCGCCGGCGATCATCGATCCAGATCGACTGGAATACTTGGCAACCTTACCGTAATGATTTAAAGCGACCGCCAAAGTCTTTGGTGTAATTACTTTATTATCAACAACTGGATTTTGTGCTTCGGTATTATCGGCAAGTTCTACTAAACCTTGCGCAGAATCGCTAGCAGTAGCGATATTAATAGTCTTTATACCAGTGCCGCCACTAGCGACAGTGACACCCACAGTAGACGTAGTAATTGCGCTGACAGGTCCAAAACCCGCCGGCAAAGCAACAATTTGTCCTTGCGCATTGACTTGTACTCCTTCATACAGGCCGGCAGTTACACCAGTATTTGCAATGGAAATAGTAGGATTAAGCGTCGGCGTGCCAGTAATTACAATACCAGTGCCAGTATTCACTGTATTAACGCCCCCGCCTACAGGAGCTTCGGGCGTTGCACCAGATGCAATCGACGTAATTACACCGCCACTGACAGTCACAGTAGCATTCGTAAATACGCCATTAGCTAGAGAAAGTGTAGATACATCAAGCAATCTACCTGTATTAGATACGCGAATGCCGGAGATTACGCCATTACCTGTCATGCCGTAGCCAAATGTATTACCACCAACAACCGTAGGGAATACATTTGTCAAATAAATTTGTGGGGTCGTAGTAGGATTAACGATATTAAAGTCGGCGGAACCAGTTACCTGAGTTATACCAGTGATGGCCGGCAGTTCACTGACATTAACTGCAATATCGTAGTATGGATACCCACCAGTAACAGTAATAGAATTATCACTAGAAGTATAGACAGGAAAGTCGATATTAAACAAGTTAGGACCACCGCTGATAGCGCCGACGATATTAGACATAAAACTAATATTTGCCGTAGCACCCGCGACTTCGGCAATACCGTTATCAGTCCAGATGAACTTAATTTCAGAACCAGCAGGAAAACTACTGGCGCTAGTACCAGCCTGTGCTCTAGTTATCTGTAAACCAGTAGGTCCACTAGTATCAGTGACGGCAACAATCTCGCGGTTAATACCATCGTAGATTTCTACTTCAGTATAATTACTACCATCAATTCCATTGGATGCCATTATAGAAACGGCATCCGTAGGTACGATCAAAAAAGAAGAAACCGTAGAAATGCCAGCTTCCAGAACAGTCGAGAAATACGGAATTGATTTGAACATATGTCACCCTTGAATTCGATTCGAATACATGCCGTCCGCTACGTAAGTATTTCTGATTACGATATTCATTACGTTTCTAGCTTCTTGTCCATTTACTTTTACTGTAGCGTTGTAAATACCTGGAGTTAACGCAAGCAATTGTGAATCGACGCGAAAAAGAATTGATCCAGTAATCGTTGATCTGCTCGTAGCGGGGTATACTAATTCAGTAGGATTCTCAGCACCTGTTCTAGTAATATGAAGAAAAATAGTATTGATAGGTATTAAGTTAGGAATTTCGCATTGGCACTCGGCTAATGTTCTAACACCAACTGCTAAGTATTGAGTTTTGTTATCTACGTAAACATAACGAGTCCTCGTTCTTAGGCAATTCATACGAATCTTTTAGCCGTGGCAATCATCGGCCCTCTAATCATTGATCTTTCTTCCCTAAGCCTAGCACGATTCACTTCGTTTTTAAACATTTTTCTGTAGATAATAGCGCCACCGGAATCAAACCACGGATGACCATTCATATTTAAAATCTTCGATAATGCTCCGTATTTGACAGCATCTACGTATCTTTCATAGATAATTTCAGGGCAATACAGCGCATCGCGTTTAATCGATACAGTGATAGTAATTTTAGCAGCTTTAGCTTCATCTTCTACCGGTACAGGAGATATAATTAGAGATTCATTATCATAGAAAAATGTATATCCGCCGGTCCTACAGCAATGCGGCGAGTGATTGGGGGCATACACTATTCCGCTCGGAGTACACACTCTATGTAATGCTAGGAAATTATAGCAGCCATCTACTTCGATAGGATATTCTTGTACGTTAGCTTGAAAATCTAGCGTAATTTCTTGTTTAAGTATACCAGTTCTTTCGGTAAATTCTATAGCAGAATCTCTGGCGCTTAGACCAATAATTTCTGCTGGTACTCCTAAGCAACTCGGATTGATGTACGGAACAAAACTATCCCACCCGCGCCGAGTAAATGTGTCAATCAGTTCTTCTGTCATTTTATTCTACCCTCCTGCAAAAGAGTACCATCATGTAGTGCTTTATCTCTAGCTACTATACCGCTCATAATAATATTAAACTGTTCGAGATGTAGTTTGGCATTTGCCATCGACGACGCGCTTTCTTGGTCAACAGAATATGCTTCGTAATACATCCACTCATGTAACGCTGTATCGTATCTATCACTGAACGGTAGCGTATCATTACTGTTAGGATCATTAAACTCTGGAGTTTCTCTTCTGTATGTTACAGTAAGAATTATGCTTACACCTACAGGAACAGGTGGATGAATAAAAAATGCTTTTTGATCTACAGGATCGTACGCCCAATTATACGGCCTATAATGAACCCGGTTAGACAAACAAGAAGTTTTATCATACGTACCAAGTATATTTGAGTTTACTCGACTTAGTAACATTCTATCGAAGTAATTAACGTTATTGATTGAAACGCTTGCGTAATGAACATCGATCAATTCTAGCATATTATTTGGTAATTGAAACCTAGTACCGTATCCGATATTTATAGTGCCCCCTACTATATTGACGTAGGGGGCCATTGCAGCAATTCGCTTTAATCCGTTATTAAGATACTGCAACAAATCGCTCGCAGGCCATCGCACAAATGCCTGTTGATTAACGCCAATCGTTGCATCTTGGTCGTTAAGATTTCTAGATATATGTACGATAGTAGCGGCGATCGTTCTCATTTAGTTTGTACCGTCAGACAAAGGCTTAGCGACGCTTCTGTCATCAATAGAAGCACCTAGAATATCTGAATTAACTGTATCGGTAGAAATAATAGTAGGCGTTTTATCTTCTTCAACGACTGGAGTTTCTTCTTCCGGCGGATCAGGAATATATCCAATAGGTTTAGAAACGACCCGTATAGGTTCTTTAAATACAACTACCTTAAAAGCGGGATCGTTTTCAAGGATAGGATTAAACGGGTATACAACACCTGACGCGATATGACGCAGGTAACGAATATTGGGTTTAAAAACTGCACCAAACTGAGGTTGTCTAGCCATTTTTTCGGTTTCTCCAGAAAAAAGGGCGGAGTATTACTCCGCCCTTATTGCGACACGGGTTATTTTACCACTGACCGCTAAACGGAATAATACAGATAGCCATCACGTTCAAGCGAAGGTCAGCGATACCGCCGACCGGAACAGCAGTCGGAACGATCTGCAAATAGTGATTATACGGCATCAGACCCACAAGGCCAGCGCCAGAATTTACATATCCACTGGTAGCCGCAGCCGCACTAACACCGGCAGCGATGTTAGTAGTAGCAGCAGAATTGATATTCTTAACACGGAACGTGAGCGTCAATCCAGTAACCGGATTGATGATCTCGTAGTAGTATCCAAGGACGATAGCACCTTGCGGAATAATACCGACATTCCAGATTTCATTGGCGTCGTCCGCAGTCGGGTTGTTATCGAAGTAAAAACGAGTAGCGTCATCCGCAGTCAGATCAACAATTCGATTGATTGCGACAAGCTGCGCGTTCTTATGGGTAGCAGCGTCAACGGCTTGCGTAGCAGTAATACTCGCAGCCGGAAACATTGCATAATCGGGGTTGGTAGTGTGACCACCACCAAGAAACAGATTGTGTTCAGCCATTGATTTTCTCCTATTTGAAAGTTGGTTATTAGCTCAAACGAGCGTAAAGAGAAACGATAGCCTTAGGCTGAAGCACCTTGTGGCCATACACCATAAGCGACTGGTAGTACCGATCAAACGATTCGGCCGTTTCCATGATGCGAGACTTTTCAATCTGCGCAGCAAAAGCGGTGGCCGACTTATGACCAGCAACGATCTGGTAAACATTAGCGCCAACACCGGCATCAAACACATACGGAACAAAATTACTGGTATAAATTTGAATATCGCAGATACGTTTAGAAACACCGCCGAGGTAGCTAGACTTAGATTCACCGCTGAAGTAAGCAGCGCGCAAATCAGAGTTCAGCAATACATTTTCAAACTGCGGCGGAACAACCATAAATCTATCGCTTGCAGGGATACACTGCTCATTAAGAGTAGAATGAACGTCGGTAATAACCGACAGAACATTAGTAGGATCAACAACAACCGGCGCGCCAGTAGTACCAAGTTCGTATGCGCCAGAAATAACGCCGGCTGCATTACCGCGATTAGCCGCATGAGAATCGGCAAACATCGACGGCAGAAGTCCAGTATCGACTTCAACGCCCATCTGATACGAAATACGCTTCTGGAACGCAGATCGAATAGCGGGAAAATT